AGGATTCTCAGTCAACATCTTAACGATGTCGTTACGTACCATGTTATTATCTAGGGATTTCTTTAAAGCTTCTGCACCGAGTACATAGTCTTCTTCTTCGCTTAATCGCATAGCAAAGCTATCACCGAATGTCAGTCCTTCTTTGGCTTGTACGAAGTGTTGTACTTCATGGAGGATTGTTTTCTTTAAACCGTTTTGTTTAACATAGTCATGTTTACGGTTAATCACAAGTACGTTCTGTACTGGATCGAAGCCACCTGCTGTGTTTGATTTAGGATCATCTACAAAGCGTAGTTTCATTTCACCGATGTCCGGATAAGCATTCTCTAGCAAGTCAGCCTTGTAAAGTTCTAGGAATCCTACGTCACCTTTAATCTTCTCAGGGTCTTTACCTTTAAGAAGACGTACTTCATTGTCCGGGATTTCGTACATTACTTTGTCAGCATTGACATCGATCTCAACACCTTTACCAAGCCAGTCAGTTCTTGCAAACTGGTCAGCACCTAGTTCATCGAAGTCTCGTTTAGCGAATGCTAGATCTTCTGCTCTAAGAGACTGAGGCATTCCTGCTTCTTCTAGGTTTCTTAGTCCGGTCTCACCGATCATCATCTTAGGAACTAAGTCAGGGAACATACCACCTTCTAGTGGGTTCTGTTGTCTTAATCCCTGTACCATTTCCATAGGATCAATACCGAAGATGTTCTTTACAATTTTTAACATTAGTATCCTGATATCCAGTCTAAAGGTTCAACACCGTCACTATCATCATCATGAAAATAAGTAGTGACCGCCAACTGATCTACGAAAGACAAAGCATCCACTAAGTCATCATGAACCTGAGTAGTAGGGAACATTAACAACTGATCCCTGAACTCTTCCCAGTCTTCATCTTCGTTTAACGTAATCTTGCCATGCTCGAATCGTCCTTGCAATGACCAAACAATACGTTCTGTTTTCTTTTTACCACCATGCGTTAAGTCAGTGATGTGAGCATAGACATTGTTCGATCTCATGCAATCACTTAAGTAAGGCATTACAGCATTTCTACTAGTACCTCGTTCTATACCTATACCTACCGGTTGGAACTCTTTAATGTTCTTTAGAATACGTTGAGCAGTCTCTTTAGTATCCCATCGTCCATGTTCAATCTTCTTAACAAACCAGTTACCATCATCAGTAACCTTGACCACTGCAATAGCGGATTGGTCTAGCTTCTTCTGTCGTGATTGAGAATAGTTCTCATTTAGAAATCCTGAGATATCTAGTCCAATATAATAGACTCCACCATCAGGTTCTTCTCCTAGCTTTATCCACTTCTCTTTAAACAGGTCTGTGCCGGCATTATCAAAAGAAGCTTCGTATTCTTGCTTGAAAGAAAAACTACTTAATGTCTTCCTCGCACCCTCAATCTCTTTTGGATCGATCAGTGGATTATCTCTAGTCGTAAAGTGCCACGACTTCCATTCCTCATCATCACCTTCAGTACCTAGGTTATACATATCGTAGAACCAGTTACGACCTTTAGGTGTTCCGATGAATAAGGCATTACCCTTTTTATCAGACAAAGCAGCACGTAGTACCTTCTCCCAAGTATCCGATTTAATGTCAGCTACCTCATCCAGTACTACGAATGTAAGCGAGACACCTCGAAGCGTATCAGGTCTATCAGCACCACGAACATAAATCTTAGCACCGTTAATCAGGGTAATATCCATGTTGTTCACATGACTACCACTGATAACATCTCTACCTAAGTCCATGAGCAAGTCCCAAATAATCTGTCTTGCTTGTCCTTGAGTAGGAGCTACATACATCACTGCAGATCCTTGCGGACACTTTAAACCCTCTACGAGGAGAGCAACTGCAGACAATCTACTTTTACCGCATCGTCTACCTGCAACAATTACTTTGAATCTAGTCTTGTCGCTATAGACTTCTTTCTGCCAAGGCAACAGTTCAAAATTAAGATTCATCGTTGTACTCTACATCAGTTACATCAACGTCTACAATCTCTGCTGCCTCTACTTTGGCATCGCCAATCCCAGTGATGTTAATTGTTACAGCATTCCGCTGACCCTTAGCATCCTTCTCGAATAGCGATGTTGGTAAGACACGATCCATGCACATCTTCAGTGCAGCCATCTGACCATTATGAGTATCATCCATTGCTATCGAGACAATCTTATTGATCACTTTGTCACCAGTTGTGGCGAGTAATCGTGCTTTTAATTCTTGTATTCTTCCTGTATCACCTTGTGGTCTACCGAGTTTACCCGGTTTCTTCTTAGACTCTACTAGTGACTTAGGTGGTCTTCCTCTACGAGGCTTGACTGGTGCTTCATTCATTCTTTATCCTTAAAGGGAGAACTTGTATAATTATATAATTGTATAGTGTTCTTAACTACTTAGAATTATCATTGTTATTCTTATTCATATCTACTTAAAAACCATTACTAAGTAATATTATAACACACTTTTTAGAATTTGTCAAGAGGTAATTGACTTTTATTTTAATAGACAACAAGAACTGTTACTTATTGTAGACAATTATGAACATTTGTATACAATTAGTTACAATCCATTCTCTTATGCACATCTGCGGGGTTCACTTATGAGCTTCTTAGCCTCTCCGCAAGTCCTCTTCGAGTGCACATATTGTCTTCCTTTATTGATAGTCATTATCATTGATTACTATTAACTATAAGTTATTGATTATAATCATTATTATCTCTAATTATTATTCGTCCTATTTCCCAATCTTTCTTTAGTTTATGTAATTATATAACTGATCTACTTCATTTCCTTTTTTGCGTGTTCTAGAGCCATAATAACGCACCGTATATTAAATTACCCCCTCCCCCCCATGTTGCAAAAATACAACAGTTTGTGTAGTAAACTATGCAAAAAGCCAAAGAAGTGCTATCGAACATGACAAAGTTGTCAAATTGGGAGTATGTATGTTTGGAATTGACCCTTAAGCATACTTTTAGCACCCTGTCAATACAATCTATATCATATGGTGAAATATATCAATAGGATTCTATCACATTGTGAAATAAAATCATTGACTCAGGTAGCAAATCATGAGACTATGTAATCACTGAAGCACAACAACGAAAGGGTAATTATGAGCGATACAATTTATAGATTATATGTAGATAACAAGTATGTAGACTATTTCACTGGGTTAAAACGTGCTAGAATCACTGCTAACATGTACTTAAACCTAGGTCATACAGTTAAGATTTTAGAAGACAATTTGAGCGGTACTGGTTCACTTAAGGAGATTGTATAATGGAATTAAATTACAGACAGAGAAGCAGATTATTAGCTATCGTAAAACAATCAAGACTAGATTTATGGGAGGAGATTAACACTATCAATTCTAAATTCAAGCAAGAAGATTGTAGTATGATTAACGATAAGCGGGCTTATTGGTTAGAGCAACAATCAGAAGCTTATGACCGTAAAATGATACTTGATGAGATTATCTATCAGATTAACGAAAGCTTATAATTCTATACCTAGGGTTTTACCTAATTGCGTAGAATCCTAGAGTATGAAATTATCTAACTAACAACGGAGGAATTATGCAATTAGTTAAATCAGAATTAGAAGTTTTATGCAATGTTTATAACAGCATCAAACAAATTGAGAATGAATTAGACGATACTTACAATATTAAGAATGATAACCTTGACGTATTGTACAAATTTATAGTAGAATTTAAGCAAGATTTAGCATTCGATATCAGAGTATTAAAAGCAACGGAGGCAATTGAAAATGATTAAACTATCAAAAACTAGTAAGCTTGACGGGATACAATCGTGGTCTCTGAATGCCTTAGACACGTGTCAAGGTTCGATAGGTAAGGATGGTAATCTAGTGCCTGCCTGCCAAGGATGCTATGCAACGACAGGGAATTACAGGTTTCCCAATGTGAAAGCACCTAGAGATTTTAACAAGCAAGACTGGCAACGTAGTGACTGGGTTAATGACATGGTTCAAGCTTTGGATAATTCTAGATTTTTTAGGTGGTTCGATAGCGGGGATATGTATTCTGTGGATTTAGCGGAGAAGATTTATCAGGTAATGAATTTAACTCCCCACGTTAAGCATTGGTTACCAACACGTATGCATAAATTTACTAAGTATGATAGAATCATTAATCTTATGATGAAATTGCCTAATGTAGTGGTTCGATTATCTAGCGATTCAGTGACAGGTGAGATTATCAACGGTCTAACAACGTCCACAATCTTTAGCGATACCCTACCTAGCGGATCTTTTGAATGCAAAGCTTATGAGAATGAAGGCAAATGCAACGGGTGTAGGGCTTGTTATTCTAAGGACGTGCAAGTTATAGCATATAAAGCACATGGAAAAAAGATGGCAAAAGTTATTAAGATTTTATCAGTTAAATAAGGGGATTATAATGTTAGTATTCAAATACAAAAGTAAAAAAGATTTAAAATTATGTATTGGTAAACCATTGCGATACATTGAGACTAGTATGTTTGGCAATGAATACCTAGATAATGGTACGTTAACAGGTGCGAACCGTCCACATATTACAGGCATAGGACGTGAGTTTTTCGCTAATGTTACAATGGTCAATGGCTTAATTGAGAAGGTGAGATAATAAAATGGGAATGTTATATACAATTCAGCCCGATGATTTAGAGCCGGTAGAATTCACCCACTTTGATTGTTGGGATGATGATACAACGATGGAGGAGATTATTAATTCATGGAGTGCATCACTAGGCTTGACATTACCTACTGATTCATGGGATAGTGCTATCATGCAGTTATTACGACACGGGTATGATGTCTATGAGGGTGATGAGTTTATTGAAATTTATGAGGGGAAATATAATGGATAACTATACAGCAGTAGGAATAGCAGAAGGATTCATTCAAGCAGATAACGAAGAGCAGGTAATACAAGCATGGCAGTACTTACACGATACTAGATTAGGTTATCAATTGCAGGGATACTTTGGACGTACATTAAACCAATTATTAGACGAAGGGATTATATCGTGACTAAATACAGAGTAACAATCGCATCAACAATCTATTATCAAGCAGAGATTGAAGCCAATAATGAATCAGAGATTAGCGACATGTTCGATAATCAAGAGTTTGACTTTACAACGTGGAGAGAGATAGACTTAGATTCAAGCATCGAATCAATATATAAAATTAAAGAGGATTAATCATGTACGAATATAATTTTGAAGGACGTAAGCCTAGCAATGCACAAGTGCTAAAGAAGATTAACGAAGCAATTAATCAAGGCAATAAACTAATTGAAATATCGTGGGGTGAGAATATGATTACATTACAGAAGACAGGATACAGTGACCTGTGGCATGGTTACGGATGGATTAAGAATATAGCGGGTTCAGATATTGCATATAAACTAAACGAAGCAGTGCAAGATAAGTTTATAAGTGAGCATTTTCAATTTATTAAAGTGGGGTTTTAATATGATTAAAGTAGATAGATTAAATCGTGGTACAGGTGGAGTATATCTAATCAGTGGAATGAACCACGATGAAGTTAGAGCTAAGGCAAAAGAGATTAAGGCAGATATAGATTATATGCAGTCACCGTTTATCAGTGAGAAAATACAAAACACTGGTGAATTATTATGCGAAGTTAAATATTATGGGTTAGATTAATGGCTGATTATGATTATAAAAATGGTGGCTTTGTTAATGAAGCTGAAGCAAAACAATACAGAGAGGATAATAATATGAGAGAATTTATTATGAGTAGTGACCAATTAGATGATGGTTCATTATGTATTAATTTTGATCAGCAAGATGACAATGGTATCTGTAATACCGGAGGGTATGTACTAGTAAGGCAAGAGGATGATGGCTTTATTATTACAGCAATAGATGGGAGGGGTTACGTTGTTAATGAATACACTATGCCTTACAGTGAAGCTTATAATGGGGATCAATAATGGATATCAAAACTAAATCTACAAAGGAATTAAAAACATTGCTCAAGCAGTTTAGTATTGTGAGCTTAGGATTAAAAGACTTAATACTTAAGCAGATGATTGAAGATGAATTACAATGGAGGAAGAATCATGCATGATTTTGGTGAGGCACATCGCAAGCAATTCTTAGAAGAGGAAAAGATTAATCGTAAGCATGAGCGACAGGCATATTGGTTATTGCTTATCACCTCAACGTATGTTATTATTCACATGAGCATTTATTTATATAGGACATACTTATGAAAATTTACCGTATCTTAGACGAAGATAACCACTTATTCCGCATTGTGAAATGCGAATACGAAAGAGATAAACTATTGAGCTTGGATTCTAGGTTCAGATGTGATACAATAGTTATGCATAAAGTTTTTAATAAGAAGGACGATGCGTATACTTGGGCATACAACAAAGTGGGAGAAGCTTTACTATGAGATGCAGATGCTGTGATAAAAAACTTAGTGACTTTGAGGCAACACGAAAGTCAATACATACCGGTGAGTATTTAGACATGTGTAACAAGTGTTATAATACAATTAGTAATCAAGTACTTAGCTACGAAAGATATGACCTATACGATGACGAAGACGAACAAGATACACCCGAACAGTTGGATATGGACTATGTTGCAAATAATTATCACACTCGTGGGGTTGACAATGATCTATAACTATGCTACCCTATATATTAAATAATATTATAGAGTATACTTAATTAATATTATTATTATAATTAATAATAACTAAGAAGGATTGATAAGATGTTAGAATATGAACGATACTTAGATGCAGAACAAGCTAACTATCACTTCACCTTAGCTGACTTGGTAGAATTCGTTGAGCTGTATGGATGGGATCAAGTGGTCTCAGATTTAAAAGATTATTACGATGCAAAGGTCTACTATGCACAACAAAGTAACAAGTAAACTAGTTAAAACACATGAACCATGCTCTGATTGTGGGTCTAGTGATGCACTGGCGGTCTACGATGATGGACACACTCACTGTTTTAGCTGTGGTATGACACGATTTAACAACGATGCAGGGGTAGGTATTACCTCACACAAACAAACGCAACCAAGAGGCTCTATGAAAGAATTAGAAGCATTAAACAGCATGGAATCAGTAGCAGTAGTGGAACGTGGTCTAACTAAACAGACTATGCACTACTATGGTGCAGGATCTGATGGTAACAAGTACTACTTCCCTTACTCTGATAAAGATAACAAGGTGGTGGCATGTAAGACACGAGGTGTTCAAGAGAAAACCTTTGGTGTTATCGGTGACTGGAGGGATGCCCAGTTATTTGGACAGCAGTTGTTCAGTGCCGGTGGCAGAGCTATCACGATTACTGAAGGTGAGTTCGATGCACTAGCTGTGTTTCAGATGACAGGATCTAAGTACCCCGCAGTATCAATTCGTAACGGTGCACACTCAGCACTCAAGGATTGTCGCAATGCTTATGAGTACCTGAATTCTTTTGATAAGATTGTGCTATGCTTTGACTCTGATGAACAAGGACAACAAGCAACGAACCAAGTAGCAGAGTTGTTTGGTAGCAAGGTAGCTATCTTCAAGCATAAGCCGGACATGAAGGATGCATGCGATTACCTAAGTGCAGGTAAGAGCAAGGAGTTTATTGATTCATGGTACAGTGCAGAGAAGTTCGTACCTGATGGTATCATTGCAGGTTCAAGCTTATGGGATGAAGTCAACGCACCTGTAGAGAAGGCAGAAGTACAGTACCCTTACGAAGGTATCAACAGTTTGACATACGGTATTCGTAAAGGTGAATTGGTTACAGTCACTGCGGGATCAGGACTAGGTAAGTCACAGTTCTTGCGTGAGATTGTATGGCAGATTCTTAACAAGAGCACAGAGAATATTGGACTGATGTTCTTAGAAGAATCAGTTAAGAAAACAGCTAAGTCTCTGATGAGTTTAGCAGTGAACAAGACATTACATTTACCTGATTGTGAGACTAACGATGAAGAATTACGTGAAGCATTTGACAAGACAATGGGCACTGACCGTCTGTATTTGTTTGACCATTTTGGTAGTACTAGCATTGATAACATTATTAATCGAGTACGCTATATGGCTAAGGGTTTAGACTGCAAGTACATCTTTGTTGACCACGTATCGATCATCGTATCGGCACAGGAATCAGGTGATGAACGTAAAGCAATTGATGAGATCATGACCAAGCTTCGCATGTTGGTGCAAGAGACTGGGATTAGTTTGTTTGTTGTCTCACACTTGAAGCGTCCATCGGACAAGGGACACGAAGAAGGTGCAGTCACATCACTAGCACAGCTACGTGGATCAGGTTCAATTGCACAGCTAAGTGATATCGTGATTGGCTTAGAGCGTAACGGACAGCATGAGGATATGAATGAACGTAACACTACTCATGTTCGTGTACTTAAGAATCGTTTCGCAGGGTTGACAGGTAAGGCATGTCGCTTACTTTACAATCGTGTGACCGGACGTATGTCTGAGATACCGGAAGAAACACTATGATGTATGGCTTTGTATTCATCTTCGCATTCATGGGTGGCTTTGCTTATGGTTCACTGAACCACTACGTAGAGAACATGACTGAGTGTACAACTTATCGACAAGGGGATACAAGGTGGGTTGGATACAGAGCTATCAGTGATGACTATGATCGAAGATGTTTTTGGTTAGAGGATAGATTCCCTAACAGGGTTAGACAAGGAGTAGAAGTTAATGGAAAAGAATATTCAATTCGTAGATGATTTGATTAACAGGTTAGTTAAACGTGCAGAGATACGTAGGCAGATACCTAGTCGTAAGTCTGTTAAGAACAACGAACCGGATAGGATTGCTGACCTGCTTGAAGAGGCTGCGTATTGTATAACTGTATTAAACAACTTGGTTGATTATTATAAACATACTAATTGTAATGGTTTCTGTGGTGAGTATGAGTGTAAAGAGAATCAAGCTAACTGTAAAAGGATTCAAAGAGTAGAACGTGTCGCTGAAATGGAGAAATGAGAACATGAAACATAGACCATGTGGTAACGGTAAAGGTGACACACCTAGACCTATTACCGATAGGGAACAATTCGATAGAAACTGGGATGATATCTTTAAAAAGTTACCGAAAGGGAATGTAGATGCTGAAGTGGACAGGAACAATCCTATGCCTGATCGGGATAGCACTAACAAGTCTTAACATCTATCCTTTGAATCTGTGGTTCGGGTTCATTGGTTCAGGACTGTGGACTTATGCGGGATTACGACAGCGGGACTATGCATTATTCATAGTAGAATTTGTAGCTGTCCTAATGTATTTAGGTGGACTAATTAAACATAGCATGGTATAATAACTGTATGAAAATTATACTTGACATTGAAACTAACAGTAAGCACAACGTGATTTGGTGTTGTGTTACAAGAGATATAGATACTGATGAGGTTAAGGTATGGAAAGAAGCAAACGGATTACAAAAGTATTTGGATCAATGCGATTTGATTATCGGTCACAACATAATAGCATTCGACAATCAAGTACTGAGCAAGACTTGGAACGTATCGATGAGGAAGAACCAACTGTACGATACGCTCGTGTCCGCAAGACTTCTAGATCCAAGCAAGGAGGGAGGTCATAGTTTAGATTCATGGGGTAAACGATTAGGGTATGCTAAGTTTGAATTCTCTGACTGGGATTCAGGATGCACAGCACAGATGATTACTTACTGTATACAGGATACGCTAGTCACTAAGAAGTTATATGATTATTTATTAACAGAATTTAACAGACAACATTTTGACTATAGGAGTATAGAACTTGAGCTTAATGTACAACATATTATCTACAAGCAAACGGAAAATGGTTTCAAACTGGATGAAAGAAAAGCTATCGAACTTCAAGCAGACCTTACGAATAAACTGGTTAATATTGAAGCTTCATTACAGAGTATATTTCCAACGAAAACAATTGAAAGAATCTCAGAAAAGACAGGCAAGAAACTCGCAGATGGTATCGAAGTATTCAACCCCGGCAGTAGAAAACAAATCGGAGAAAGACTCATCGAAAAAGGTTGGAAGCCGAAAGACTTCACAGACAAAGGACAACCAAAAGTTGACGAAACAACCCTCGAAGGAGTCGACATCCCGGAAGCGAAAGCCATCGCAGAATACTTGATGTTGCAGAAGCGGATTGCTCAGATCAGTTCGTGGTTAAAGGAGATGAAGGAAGATGGTAGGGTTCATGGTAAAGTCATCACTAACGGTGCAGTTACAGGAAGAATGACACACATGAGTCCAAACATGGCACAAGTACCTAACTCAAGTGCAGTATATGGGCATGAGTGTAGGGAGTTATGGACGGTAGAGAAAGGATACAAGTTAGTCGGTATCGATGCTTCAGGTTTGGAGTTAAGGATGCTTGCTCACTATATGAAGGATGATGAATATACAACTGAAGTCGTATCGGGTGACATCCACACAGCTAACCAAAGGGCAGCGGGATTGGAAACGAGGAATCAGGCTAAGACGTTTATCTATGCATTCCTCTATGGTGCAGGAGCTAGTAAGATCGGGAAGATTGTTGGTGGTTCATCGAAAGAAGGAGAGCGGCTCATATCTAATTTTCTTAAGAACACACCTAAGCTACATGCGTTACGTCAAACAGTCTCTAGCTTACTCTCTAAGGAAGGAACGCTACCGGGTCTTGATGGACGTAGGTTACAAGTTAGGTCGGAGCATTCCGCACTCAACACACTCCTCCAAGGTGCGGGTGCAATTGTCATGAAGCAAGCTTTAGTTATCTTGGATGATAAACTTAGCAAGCTTGGTGTTGATTATAAGTTTGTAGCAAATGTCCACGATGAGTGGCAGATAGAAGTAGAAGATGGTTATCACGACATCGTAGGTAAGTTAGGGGTACAGTCCATAGAACAAGCCGGTAAGAAGCTGAATATGAATTGTCCTTTGACTGGTGAGTATAGAGCAGGATTAACATGGAAGGACACACACTAATGGATGCACGTATCAAACAGGTAATACTTGAGATGCTACGCATGGGAGAAGATCCTCTTGCTATCCACGATTCAATGAAAGAAGCTATGTGTTTGTTGACAGGGGTTAAAACTTATACCCCTAATCATGACATGGCAGACTTCTATCGTGCATACAAAGATGCTGATTTTAGACCATGATACCTGATGATGATAAGAAAGAAGTCATTGAAGCAATTACAATCGGAGTTAGTGAAGATGGAATGATCCATATCTATACTCGATTAGACATGCAAGACGTGATGGATTTGTTGGAAGATGCGTTTGATATTATTTCAGACGAAGTTGCAGAAGAAGGCTATACAAAGCATTGATTCTGTGATATAATATATATGTAGTTTATTTTATAGGAGTAATACAATGGATTTAAATAAACCAATCCCAGTTAAAGTTGATCTATATTGGGCATTCTTGACCGAACCTAATCAGATGAGCGAGAAGTACCAAGTTGACTTGTGTAACTTATCTAAAGAAGCAGTTAAGAAACTGATGGACATCGGTGTAGAAGTTAAGAACGATGAGCGTAAATCTGACCAAGGTTTCTATGTGACTGCTAAGAGCAAGCTATATCCAATCCTAGCTGTCGATGCTGATGGTCGTAAGATTGATGCTAAGGTAGCTAACGGATCTAAAGGTGTAGCATTCATCAAACCTTATGAGTACACATTCAAAGGTAAGAAAGCTATGGGTGTAGGTGTTAGCAAGATTGTTATCCAAGACTTAATTGTATACGAGAAAGATGACGTATCTATTGAAGACTTGAACGAAGCAGTCTAATGCAGATTGCCTTGATCGATGGTGACATACTAGTTTATCGCATTGGCTTTGCCTCAGAAGATGAGCCGGAGTCGATAGCGATAGCTAGATGTTGCGAGTTCATAGAAGATATTATTCTCTTCAATGGCTTTGATGAGTATCAGGGTTATTTGACAGGTAAAGGAAACTTCCGTAACGAGATAGCAGTTACCGAACCATATAAAGGTAATAGAACAGCACCAAAGCCTAAGCACTATCAGGCACTACGTGATTACATGCAGAACCACTGGCAGTTTGAAATGATTGAAGGTCAAGAAGCTGACGATGCTATAGGAATCGCAGCATATACCTTAGATCCTGAAGAGTATTGCATCTGTTCTATTGATAAAGACCTAGATATGTTACGTGGTAAACACTATAACTTTGTTAAGGATTTCTTTTATCATGTCGATGAAGAAGAAGCTATCTTTAATTTCTATAAACAGATTTTAACTGGAGATAGAGTTGACAATATCAAAGGTCTCAAAGGAATTGGAGACGTTAAAGCGAAAAGGATTCTTAAAGAATGCAAAGACGAAAACGAAATGTATCTTGCTGTACTCAAAGCATACGAAGGAAACTCGGAGCGAGTACTGGAGAACGCACAACTACTGTGGATACGAAGAGAACCAAACCAAATTTGGAAACCTCCAAGCTAGTCTATGTTGAGTGGGTTGACGCAGTATCAGATGGTGGTTGGGAAGACAGTGTTAAGGTAGATATCCATCCAGTTAAAACTGTTGGCTTCTTAATAGCAGAAACTAAGGATGGTATTTGTCTAGCATCTACTGTATCGGGTGATAATAGTAATGCACGAATGCACATTCCTAAAGCATGGATTATTAAACGAAAGGTAATCAAGATTGAAAACACAATCAGCAAAAGCAAAAGGAAGAAACCTGCAGAAGTGGGTAAGGGACAAGATATTGGCAACGTTCCCGGTACTGAGTTTAGATGATGTACGAAGCACAAGCATGGGTGCAGGTGGTGAAGATGTACAGTTAAGTCCTGCTGCTAGAGAACAATTCCCCTTCCAAGTGGAGTGTAAGAATCTAGCTAAGGTCGCTGTGTATAACTATTACAAGCAAGCACAAGAACATGGTTATCATCAACCAGTAGTGTTCATAAAGCAGAACGGTGATAGACCACTAGCAATTGTAGATGCGGAGTACTTCTTTAAGATGGTGGCGAAATGAGTTGCACTAACCACAATTATGATTCTAGGATTAATGATCTGACTGAAGAAGTATATGATCGTGAGTGTGAGATTGAAACACTAGAGCTAGAGAACAGACTGATGAGAGCAAGGATGGATCGCTTACAAGAAGAGAACCTTCTGCTTATCAAACAAGTCGATGCTTTACTAATCATGGTCAAGAGTAACGAAGCAGATCGTCTAAAGGTAATACAGGAAGTATGGCAAAGAACAATCGAAAAGTCATAGACTACAGAATGTTCTTGCTATACAAACTTGTTAAACTAATAAGGAGAATGAATGAGCAATTACGGATTAAACTATAGTGATGGGACTAGGCACATTACCTACTCTTTTCAAGTACCGGATGAAGCAACACCCTCGGATGTGCATGATCAGTTCGCACAATTTTTAAACGCAGTATACGGATGGGATGTTAGAAAACACTTATATGAAAATATTACTCCTTGATATTGAAAGTAGCCCTAACGTAGCACACGTATGGGGTATTTGGCAACAGAACGTTGGCATTAATCAGTTGATGGAATCATCATACGTATTATGTTGGGCAGCTAAGTGGCTAGGAGAAGACGAAATTATGTTTGATTCTGTTCACGTAAGCAAACCTAAGAAGATGTTGCGGAGAATACATGACTTAATCTCCGAAGCAGATGCGGTGATTCACTACAACGGTACTAAGTTTGATATGCCTACGTTGAATAAAGAGTTCTTGTTACATGAGATGAATCCTCCTGCTCCTTACAAGCAGATTGATTTGCTCAGACAAGTACGTAGTCAGTTTAGATTCCCTAGCAACAAGCTAGATTATGTGGCACAGCGACTAGGTTTGGGTAGCAAGACTTCTCACGAAGGTCATGAGCTTTGGGTTAAATGTATGAACAAAGACAAAGATGCTTGGTTCAGAATGGAGGAGTATAATAAACAAGATGTCATACTATTGGAAAAACTTTATCACAGATTGTTACCTTGGATTAAGAACCATCCGAACCACAATCATCACAAGGACGGTGCAGTTTGTCCGAGCTGTGGCGGTACTCACTTACAGAAGCGTGGTATTTCTGTTACTACTACCTCGACTTATCAGAGATATCAATGCAGAACGTGTGGCTCATGGAGTCAGGGAACGAAACAAGCGAAAGCCTCAGTAGGAGTTAAACCGTTATGAGTGGAGATCACAATATGAATCAGATTAAAGAAGGATATAGACACTACGATGTACCGGTAGCTATGCCTGATCTAGGTGCACCACATGGTTTAACTCTTGAAGGATACTTTGCCGGTTTAAATAAGTTTCATGGTGATACAGGCAAATCCGTTAGGGATCAACAGGTAGCAGGTACTCACTATCAGAAAGCTATTCAGCCTTGGGATATTATATCTGAGTGGGATCTTGACTTTTGGGAGGGTAATGTGGTAAAATATATACTACGTTGGAAAGATAAAGACGGTGTGCAGGATTTGAAGAAAGCCAAGCACTATTTAGAATACTTAATTGAAAGGGAATTAAATGACAACTAAGAAACAAACAGTAAACTTTAACAAGTTCTTTCCGGATGATAATGCATTTGTCACATTAAAGGGTGCGTTTAATCCATTAGCAGATAGCATCTTTGATGATGAGTTTGATCTTGATTTAACAATTCAAACAGCAACAAATCGATCTGTTAACTTGTACTCTTGGATGACTAGTAACGATGAAACATTGAAGCAGTTGAAAGCTATCCATGAAGCTACAGGTAAAGCTATTGAGTTCTATGAGACTGTCGCTAAAGCTAAGAAGGAAAGTAAACCTAAAGCTAAACCAATTGACTTTGCACCAAAGCGTGTCTTGAAAACACGTAAATAATAATGTATTCGTTGACGCTACAAGAATTACAAGAGAGGCTGAAACGTTTAGATGAGCTATCTCTTCTTGAGTTACTAGATGTAACTTCGGAGGAGATAGTCGAGATGTTTGTAGACCGTATTGAAGATAACTTTGATAGACTGATGAATGAAGTCGACTATGATGGAGAAGAAGAAGACGATGAGTAAATACGAATTAACACCTTACAATACCTTTATCGCTAAGAGCAGATACAGTCGCTACTTAGATGACAAGGGTAGACGTGAGCATTGGAATGAAACAGTAGCACGTTACTTTGATTTCATGACTAAGAATCTTAAGGAGAAGAACGGTTATACATTGACTCCTGAGTTACGTGCAGAGTTAGAACAAGCAGTAGTTGGTCTAGATGTAGTACCTAGTATGCGAGCTGTAATGACTGCAGGTGCTGCATTAGAACGTCAGAACGTGGCTGCATTCAATTGTTCATACCTTCCTATCGATGATCCAAAAGCATTCGATGAAGCTATGTACATCTTGTTATGTGGCACTGGTGTAGGATTCTCAGTGGAGCAAAAGTATGTTAAGCAGTTACCTGAAGTACCGGATCAGTTGTACGATAGTCAAACTACTATTTCTGTTTCGGATTCTAAAGAAGGATGGGCTAAATCACTCAGGCAGTTATTGGCTTTATTATACTCTGGCGAAATTCCAAAGTTTGACTTGTCAATTTTTCGACCTGCGGGTGCGAGACTTAAGACCTTTGGAGGAAGAGCTAGTGGAGCGAAGCCTTTGGAAGATCTCTTCAAGTTCACAATTACTAAGTTTAAAGGTGCGGTGGGACGGAAGCTTAGTTCATTGGAGTGTCATGACATTCTGTGTAAGATCGGGGAAGTTGTGGTCGTGGGAGGTGTACGAAGATCTGCGATGATTTCATTGTCTGACTTGTCTGATGATAAGATGGCTCATGCTAAAGCAGGTGCATGGTGGGATGGTCAAGGTCAACGTGCATTAGCTAACAACTCAGCTACTTACGAAGAGCGTCCAAGTATCGGTCAGTTCATGAGAGAGTGGACTAGTATTTATGAATCACATAGTGGTGAGAGAGGAATATTTAATCGTGATGCATCGCAGAAACAAGCAGCAAAGAATGGCAGACGAGACAGTACTTACGAGTTTGGTACGAATCCTTGCTCTGAGATCATTCTTCGCCCTTATCAGTTCTGTAATCTATCCTCTTGCATTGTGCGTAGTGATGATACTATGGATTCTTTGGAGCGTAAGATTAGGTTGGCTACGATTCTTGGGACATTCCAAGCTACGTTAACTAACTTCCCTTACCTACGTAAGATTTGGCAGAAGAACACAGAGGAAGAAGCACTACTAGGTGTATCAATGACTGGTATCCTAGACAATGCTTTGTTGAATAACCCTGATGATGTAGAGTTACCTAAACGATTGGAGAAGTTACGTGACGTTGCCATTACTACTAATTGTGAGTTTGCTAGTGCTGTCGGTATCAATCAGTCTGTCGCTGTTACAGCTATTAAACCCGAAGGAACAGTCTCACAACTATGTTCTACTGCTAGTGGTATTCATCCTCAGCATAGTCAGTATTATATTCGTAGGGTAAGGGCTGATAATAAAGATCCACTAACTCAGTTCATGATTCAAGCAGGGTTTGTAGCTGAACCATGTGTGATGAAGCCTGATAGTACTACTGTGTTTAGCTTCCCAGTTAAGGTAGCTGATGGTGCACTGTTACGAGAGGACTTGTCTGCTATTAATCACTTGAAGTTATGGCTGTTATTCCAACGTCACTACTGTGAACATAAGCCTTCAGTAACTATCAGTGTTAAAGAAGACGAATGGATGGAAGTAGGAGCTTGGGTTTACAAACACTTTGATGAGGTAACTGGTGTATCATTCCTACCGATGGATGGTGGAACATACAAGCAAGCACCGTATGAAGAATGTAATGAAGAGCAATACAATCAGTTGCGTATGCTAGTACCTGATTCTGTTGATTGGGAAAACTTTAAGGAGTATGACGATAACGTGGAAGGTGTTCAGACGTTAAGCTGTACTGCCGGAGGATGTGAAATATGAGCGTAGAACTAAGTGTGATTAAAGGCTTTGGTGTTGGTGTAGAATACGTCAACGGTGATGATGTAGGAGAGGATGATGTTTCAGTCTATGTAGTAATTGACTTATGTTTCATCCGTCTCTTGTTTACAACTTACAAAGTAGTAGTATAGATAATCGGAATATAACCGACTAACTATGTAGTTTCATGAAATGTGTAGTATATTACACAAAAGGACGTGTACCTGTTTTATCAATAATTAGTGCTTGTTTTCTTGGGCTTGCTTTAGGATCATTAGTAACGCTAATGTGAGTCCAAGATCCAAACTCTTCAATGATTTGATCAAACGGTACACCCTTAACCTGACAAGCTAGTACAACTTCTCTCGGTGTCATCCCCGGCACTCTAATATCAGCAGCACATCCTACTCTGTGTTGACTCGTATCCTTAGATCCTACCGCATCATTAACAGCTTTGCTTCTGAATGCAGAGTTAATCATAATAGGCTGACCTACTACAGCTCTAACAATCTCAAGCAATGCAGCAAGCCTACTTAGGTTATGAATCTCCTGATCATTAGGAGTATTGTCTAAACCTTTACGCTCTGCAATTTCTGATACAGTTAGTTCTTCTAGTGTGAAGTGAACTGATAGTGGAGTAGCTGTCATTATTTCCTCATTAACATTGAACTTGCTATAGATAACATAACTTGTGGGCTTTCAGGTTGTTCTTTCCAACCAACTGTTATCTGACCAATAAACTTATTAACATCAGGCGGTACAGAGATACGACAAGTATAGTTAATACCTATTGATTTGTACCATAGTCCTATTTCTGATTGTGCTGTTTTGTATTCTGAACAAGGTATCTCATTAGCCATTAGCTTAATGATATCGTTATTGTTGTTTATGTTTGATGTAAATAAACCTACATCGTAGCCATCAAAGTCTTTATATCTCTTGTCAGGAAGGTAGGCTCTTTCAACAACACGAGTACCTAGTAAAGGATTGACTGAAAAGATAACAACTAAGTCAGCGTTTGTACCTTTAAAGATTACTTGTGCTGCATCATCGTAACGAGCTGCATTCATGGTTGGCAGTTGTTTTGATTTAGTGTAGGCATCAACCATCAATCCTTGGTTCTGCCAAACAAAGTAACCAATGAAGGTCAGTACTGCCATTATAACAATAGCAAATAACCTGAACGGACTACTTACATACGCTAGTATTTGAGGTACTAGATCTTTCATTACTTTTTAGATTTCATATCGATAATCTTTTCGAGAGTACGACCACCAAAGTAGAAGGACATGATCAACATCCCCCACTGACCTAGCAATTGTACATATACTTCGTTAGCATTCATACCAAAGGCAGACATCATAGCAAAGATAAAGTAACCTACAAGGATAGCTACCAATGTCATAGGTCTAATGTTCTTACTTAACCATGAATCACTAGACATGTCCGCTTCTAATCTCTTAGTTAACTCTACTTGCTCTGCAGTGTCAGCTTGAATAGAAGCTAGTTCGCCTGATTGCTGTAGCTCTAATAGCTTTAGTTTAGCTTGCTCTGCTTGTGCAGGATCAGGAAATACTTTATCAAGCACTTTAGATCCGATACTAAGTATTGCGTCTAATGGTAATATCATTCTTCTAATCCCTTCTTAAGTCTTGCTATTCTACGTGCTTCTTCTCTGAACTCAGGATCACGAGACATCTCTGCATACATCATGTTAGTAGCTGATTTTCTACCTTGCTGCATCTGTTGCTCAAGTAAGAACTTCTGTCTAGCTTTAGGCAATGATTGGAAGTAAGGGTTGTTAACAGCTTGTTGAATCTTCATGGTTAACATGTTGCTTGATAACTCTTGATATCTTGATTGTTGCTCAGTAGTTAACTCAACACCTTTTAGTTTCTTAGAAGGCATTACATAGTCAATACCTAAGTCACTCACAAGCTTCTGCTCAGGAGTCTGCTCTGCACTACGGATAGGTACACCAGTGAATGCAGCAATACCTTGCATTGGATTCTCAGCAACACCACCGAATAGATTGTATCTCTCAGGTAGTTGTTCACGTTGACCCGGAATACGGTTAAGAACTGCTTCACCGAATGTCTGAGCAATACGTTGATTAGGATCACTTGCTTTAGAGAACTGAGCTACTGCACCCGGCACTGCTAGTGAAGAGAATCCCTTAACGAAGGCAGAACCATGACGTTCAGGATCATTGATAGCTTGTACCACACCTGCAAGACCTTGTAAGAAAGTCTTGTTAGCTAAGTTGTTAGCTAGTGCAGCAGTTACCTGAGAAGCAATCTCTCCTGCTTTTCTATCGTTAGGATTCTTAGCTACTGTATCCTGAAGAATCTTCATACTATCAGCTACAAAACCTAGTGTAGTTGCAAGAGGTTCAATACGACCATAAGGAATCCATTGATTACCTACCTTGATAGCATACTCAGGAATACCTGCAGCTTGCATCGCAGCACGTTTACCCGGATCTTTAGGATATGAACCAGTGATCTCATTATTGAATACGTGTTGTGCTAGTGTAACTGCAGCAGCAGTACCCATAACAGTTCTTGCTGCTAGTTGTTCTTTAGTTAAGTAAGCACTACGCTTTGCATTACCTTTAGCATCGTACTTAATACGTCCATCTGCACCACGAAGGATACGAGTAGGAGTCATGCCGGGGATTAAGTTAATACCGGGAATGTAGCTCACACCTTCTTTAAGAATGTTGATTGGTGTTTTAACGAAAGGAATAATCAAAGCAGCAGCAGGGTTGTTAGACTTTAACTTCAATAAGTCGTTACCGAACTTACCTAAGTCAGCTTGGAAAGTATTTAACTTAGCATACTCTTTAGCTGCTTCAGCAATTTGCTCAAGCCTACGCTTACCTACTCCGGGAATCTTAGCATCAGCTAACTGTACTGCCCAGTCCTTATCACTAACATCAATCTTCTTTAGTGCATTATAGATGTCACGTTCTTGTCCCTTGAATCTACCTGAGTAAGCTAGTTTGTGGAACTGGTCATACAACTCCATCTTACGGAAGTATGTCTTAAAGAACTCATCAATACCTACTGATGGACGAGTACCAACTGTACGGATGACATTACCTAAAGCTTGTTCAGCCTTGCTTGCACCCTTCTGTCTACCAATAGCACCTGCTACGTCACCGATATTATCCAATGATTGACCTTCTAAGAAGCCAGTCTTACCAAAGAATAATGCTTCTCTGAATGCATCAGTTAGTGCTGATAATGTAGAACCTGCTCTACGGAAGTCTAAGAATCTAGAAGAACCCGGAGTAGCTGTTAGGATAGCTGCTTCCATACCGTTCAATAGCATCTTAACAGGAGGAGATAGTGCGTTAACTACCGCAGTCTGAATACCTGAAGTATAGATGTTTGTGATTGCTTCTGAGAACTTCTGACCTAGTGTAGGATCTTTAACTTGCTTCTTAAGTAACTTAGCTACAGCTTGTTCTGCATCGATAGAACCATCTGCACTTGCTGACTTAAGTTTACGAACCATGTCAACCATGTCTACAGTAGCGTCAGTATCTAAACCTTTACCGCTGTTCTCTAGCATGTTCATGAATGACTTCATGTTACCAAACAACTTAGTAGTTGCTTTGTCAGACAACACACGAGCAGCTTGTGATCTGTTGCCTAATACTTGACTAGCTACCAATGAGAACTGATTGAATGAATCACCTACTAACTTAGCTGCATCTTTAGAAGATACACCTGAGCGAATTAGATCATCATAGAAAGTATCAATGTTTTGGAATGATAATAGTTCTTTCTCTAACCAAGGAACAATAGCTTGTTGGAATTGATTAGGAAGTACTAGACCGTCTCTGCCTAAGAAAGCATTAACTGCATTAGATGTTGGTACAGTGAAGTCTTGAGGAGCACGTAATGCTTGGATGTCGTTGAATCTAGTCTGCATTAAGTTAAGACCATCAGAGAACTTCTCGATGTTCCATTGCTTTAATGCACCAATGTTACGTTCATAGAAAGGATTAGTCTGATCTAGTGCACCCTGAATCTTCCAAATAGGAAGCTTACCAAATTCTACTTCAGTGGTGTATCCTTTGATTGAATTGAAGAAGTCAGACCAGTCACCTGATTGTGTACCTTTAGTGAATGCTGCTTCAGCTTCTTCTCTAGCTAGTGGATTAACAGAATCCATAGACATCTGATCGAACAATCCTTTAAACTCTGCCTTTGCAGGAATAGAGTCAGCAGTATTGATATTAATATTATCAACAGCAGGAGTTGATTCTATCTTAGCAGTGTTCTCAGGGAATAAAGAATCAACAGTCTTAGGTTCATCAACCTTGATACCAGTATCTTCTTGAATAACTTTAGCTACTTCATCGTCAGTCTTAGCACCCTTAGACTTAGCTTTCTCTACTAATTCTTGAGCAGCCTTACGACCAAACTTACCTGATACTGCACCTAGTACTGTACCTAGTGTACCACCAATAGCAGTACCGACAGCAGCATTAACTAAGCGACTATCTTCTGCTTCATAAGTAGGTTCTAATCCACCACCAATAGCACCTGCTACAGCACCTGCAGTAGCTGCACCTTTAACACCTTTGAATAGTAGAGCACCCGGAACAAGAGTTGATGGATTAACTAAGCCACCTGCTAGTGTACCTAATACACCTGACACAGGATTCTCAGAAGCCATCTGTCTACGTAGAGACTCTTCAGCAGTATCTAATTCAGCTAATCCAGTTAGTTGACCCAAGCCTTTTATTTCAGAGCCTACTTCTTGTTTAGCAGATTGTAAGAAGGTTTCAAACGGAGTAGCATTAGTCTTGTTTAAATGTTCAATGATATCTTTGAACTTATATCCTTCAGCTACTGCACCTTGGATATTAAAACCTGACTGACCTGCTAAATAACCTGCTATCTCTTCGTCTGTGTAACCTTCTTTCTTTGCACCTAGTACATCAAAGAAAGCCATTATTGAAACCTCACACCAGTGCCCATCAACCTAGAAAGTTCTTGTTTCCTGTTCTCATAAGCAGCAGTAATGCTCTTAGCAAACTCAGGGTCTGTCTCTAGCAATTTTCTGTTTTGTCCTGCATAATCAGAAATCATCTTGATAATAGGATCAGCATCTAAACGATATGTACCTGCATTCTGATTGTACGCAGCAGGATTATACGCTGACATATCAGCAGGAGGAGCAGCTACTGGAGCAGCCGGTACTGCAGCAGATGAAGTCGCAGGAGCAGCCGGTGGAGTAGTTGTATTAGTCTCAAACGTATTCAAAGGTGCTTTCTCTTTGTCAGACTTCTTTGCGTCTTTAGAAGGAGGAGCAAACTTAGCAGCAAGTTCTGCAGGAACTGGAACATACTGAGGATCTGTTTTACCTGACTTATCAAACTTCCAGTTACCCGCTAAAGGATTGCTAGGATCTACTGGTTTGTATTCAAACTTCTCATCACTAGCTAGTTTATTCTGATAAGAAATGTATGCTCTGTCTTTAGCAATAGCAGTCTTCTTAGCTTCAAGAGTTAGTTCTCTATCTTGTGTTAGACGTGCATTTAGATTAGCTAAACGATTAGCTTCTGCTTCATTACCGCTTTCTAATGCTGAAGTGATACGACCTGCTAACAACTCAGGATTCTTCTCAAAGAGTTGAGTCTCTTTAAGTTGAATATCCATACCAGTTACTTTAGCTTTCTGTCCTTCTTGAGCAGCCATCAAAGCTTGTTGTCCCATGCCTTGTTCAGCGTATGCCTTCTGTAGAGTAGAGAAGAACTTCTCAGGATCTGCATTAGGATCTACTTGTTGAGCTACTTGATTATAGATACCTTGAATCTGAGTTACTTTAGTAAGTAACGGATCTGATACATCAAAGAATCCTCTATCATTTGCAAGGTTAGAAATACCACCACCAAGGATAGTACCTAAGCGAGCAGCAGCTTGTTGGAAAGGATTCTGAATCTGTTGAAAACCTTTTTCACGTTGCTGAAGAATTTGACTACGGAGAAAATCAGGATCTACTCCGTATCCTAAAGCACCTGTACCTAATTGACTATTAACTGATTGACCCATGATTATCCTCTATTAAAACTGACTTTCCCAAGAGTTCGCACCAACTCCACCGCCTTGGAACGATCCCATATTTCTCATATACTGACCAAAATTCTGAGTGCCTCCTCCGAACATGCCACCACCGCCTCCACCGCTCATGCCACCAGCAGCAGAACCAATCAATGCAGACATGAACTGACCCTGAGCAGCAGCTTTCTGCATAGCACCTGATAGTTGTGTCTGAGCAGCTTGACCAAATCCTTGATTATAGATCTGAGCACCTGCTGTTTGACCCGGCATAGCAGATGTACCTAATTGTAATCCTAACTGATATGGTTGTTGAGAGTACTGTTCAATATTACCAGACATACCTAACAAGTTCTGGAATGGAGCATAAGAACCTACTTCTCCTTGAGTCTGAGTACCTAATAAGCCAGCTCCTGTACCATACAACCCAGCACCAAACATAGCACGTTGTTGTCCAGCTTGTTCACCTTGAGCAGCTATCTGAGCATTCTGTTGAGCCATCGCATTATAGTAAGCAGCCATCTCAGGGTTAGTTGCTTGCATACCAGTAGATGTACCACCAGTAGCTAAACCTCCACGACCTGTTTGGAATAACTTATTACGAATACTTGATAATTGTTGTTCTCTTCCACCAGCTAACAATCCTTGCTGAGAATTTACATAGTCTTGAGCAGCTTGCTGAGGAGAAGTAGCTAGGTATTGTTGTCCTAGATTAAATAGACCCTGAGCAGCTCCTCCAAGTGGAGCATACTGCTGACCCATCTGTTCTGCTTGAGTCATGCTTTGACCGAACTGACCAAACAATCTATCCTGCAGAGCAGCTAACTCAGGAGCAGCTGTATAACCAGCACTAGAGATGTAAGGCATACCAGTCTTTGGATCAATCTCACGAGTAAACTGAGATGAACCAAAACGAGTAGTCATTCCTACTGGTCTAAACTGAGCAGCAATAGATGCTTTCTCAGCAGCTTCTCTTTGTTGAGCAGCAGCAGCACTTGAAGCTTTCTCAGCAGCAGAGCCTCCAGTGATCGCTCCTACTACACTACCTATAGCCTTACCCATTATAAACTCCTTGTGTAGACATAGCCTACTTTTCCATTGTTTAAATTCATTTTATCTATGATACTCCATCCAGTTATTTCACCAAACTTAGCTAACTTCTTATCATCTTCTTCTACTAATGCTACTAAGGGGATGTTAACTAAGTGCTGTAATAAGTTTAAATCTTCTAAGTACTTTGTCTTTACTTCACTAGACCATCTATGTACATCTGTATGAAACCACAACATACCTGCATAATTCTCTAAGTACATTGTGTAGTCAATACGATTAACTACTGGTGTCTTCATTAATTATTATTAACCAACTACCATGACTGAAATTCTTGAACTTGTTGCACCAGAAGCAATTACGAATGTAAACCCTGATGATGATTTTGAAGCTATTACAAAAGCACGAACAAAAGTATCGCCACTATCATCTCCATAAGACCCTGTAATAGCATAATTAGCATCAGGCATTGCAGTTGTAAAGGTTACTGTGTATTGACCACCACTAAAAGAAATAGATGAAATATTTCCAGAACCTAAGATTGTTGTACTATTAAAATAACCCCAAGCACGAACACCATAAATAGGAGCTGAACCTGATTGTGCTCCATTGAGTTTAGCTGGTGTAATATTTGCATCTGTAATTTGAGCTGTACCTACTGCTGATAAAGTAGCTAAAGAACCTAAACCTAGATTTGTTCTAGCATTAGCAGCTGTTGAAGCACCTGTACCACCGTCAGCAATAGCTAAGTCAGTAATACCAGTAATAGCTACACCAGTAATTGTGCCGCCAGTAATATCTACAGCAGTCTTATTCTGAGTAGACATAGTACCTAAAGAACCTGTTGCTGTAGTTATTTCAGATTTAACATAAGCAGTGTTAGCAAGCTGTGTTGTGTTAGAACCAGCAGTGGCTGTAGGACCTGCAGGAGTTCCTGTAAATGTAGGAGAAGCTATGTCAGATTTAGAACTGATAGCACCTGCAATAGAATTGAACTCGTTATCTATCTCTGTACCTTTTACAATCTTATTAGAATCACCTGAAGGAAGTGTATCTTTGGTTGCAAAGTTGGTGGCTTTAACGTATGAACTCATAGTAGTGTTTTTCCTTGCTTAAGTGCGAAGTCAATCTTTTGAATAGATAAAGGTGTTCCATCAATGTCAGATTCAAATCCTAATTGTAGAACTGTTCCAGATCCTGATGCTGGTATTCTAGCAATATCAAGAGCAATACCGTTTGTATATGTAGCTATGTTGTACTCTGCTGTACCATACTCAAACACTTCAACTCTATCTAATGTAACACCACGAGAGAAGTAGTTACGAGTATAATCATATCCCCACTTAACAGCGATAGGTTGATTAGAACCTCCAATAGCTGTTACGTTAATCTTCTTTAGAATCTTTAACTGTGCATCAGAATCAAAGTTAAAGTAATTAGTATAATAAGACATACGATACTTAGCACCGTCATCTTCATATGTATTATACTTTCCAATGTATCCTGCTTTACCAATATAAAACTGTCTATCTTGTGTTACACAGAATGCTGTAGGATTAAGTTGTTTCCAAATTGTAGTTCTTGCTGCACCGTTCTCTAAAGAACCTCTTGTATCAAAACAATAAGTAACACCATTAGAAGGTAAAGACAATAAGTAAAAAGCATCAGTAGGGAAGTAAACACCTTTAATATTCTTTAATACTTCAGAAGACACATTAGTTAATAACTCATCTCGTACATTCTTAGATACATCTCTAAATGGTAATGACTTCTCTTGCACAACACGCTGTAAAGATTGGACACCAGTAGAAGACAAGAATAACAAGTCTGTACCTATAGATGCTACAGAGTCTCTAGCGATACAACCAATACCAGTAATAACATCTTGTAATGATAAAGCTGATGGATCTACAGGATTGTTATAAACAACAATATGCTTTTCACAGAATATAATTAAGAAGCCGTTGTGAGAAGCTAAAGCAACAATAGGATCGTTGTTAGGTACAACTTCACTAATGTCTAAGTATCCTGAAGTTCCTGTCTTCCATTCCGCAGGATTTAACAAGTCACTAAAATAAATTGTTTGTCTATCGTTAGCAATATCAGCTACCCAAGAACGACCAAACGCTGTCATAGAAATGTTTGGAGTAAAACTAGTTACAGTATAAGAACCCGGTAGATTCGTAGCAATATCACCTAATCTTTGTAAACCATAAGAGCCAGTGTGAGCATGAGCTGTAGCACCTAACTTATGATAAACTAAAAGAGGATGACCAGCTTGAGCTAAGATAGCGTGACCTGAAGGAGTTGCTCCAGTATCATAAGGCATACCACTGATCTGCCAATTATCATCAGTAATAGTATATGTTAAGTTAGCAGTGTCAGTTGAGTTACGAACAGCTAATGCAGTTAAAGTTGTAGTTCCTGAATAAATATTATTATTGGCTGCAGACAACAAAACATTACCATCGTCTTTAAATACCTCAAAGATAGTTCTAAAGTTTCCTGTAGAAGCAGCAGAAGTATTTACCTTAGTCCATCCTTTTCTAGCACCAATACGTCCATACTTATCAATAACGCAGTTGTTAGCTTCTAAGGCAAAGCCACTAGATAGCTGAACAGACGAGTCTTGTATGTTTAATCCATAGAAACCCGGAGCTGCGATTGATCCTGTTAAGAGTTGTTCAGACATTAAGAAGCCATCCATTCAGCTTCTTCAAGGTAACGACTACTCTCAATAGCAATAGCATCTGCTAGAGATTGATTATATAATGCATACATTTCACCTGATGCAATACCGCCATCTTCACCACGTTCAGCAAAAGCTCTTGCACAAGCATTAAAGATTACAGGCTCGTGTGGTACTAATAATCTAGAAGAGTCAGTTGATAAAGGTAATTGTGGTTTAATGACGTTAAAGCGTACGTTATAAACACCATCAGGAATAGGATATAGATCTACTTGAGTATCTCCGTTAGCGTCTACACCGTTAAAGTTATAGTAAGCTGGTGAACCCTTGTCAGAACTAGTCATCAAGAATAATCTATTCATCTCAGAAGTAGTCTGATACTTCAAGAAGAAGTCATCAGTATCATTAATAACATCAATCATTCGAAAGCGTTGACCTGATCCTACTAATACATAGTTAAAGATATCAGTAGCTGTTACAGCAGATAATGTATCTGATAAAGAATTCCATGCATAAGCATCTTCTACCTGACGTTTAGCATCATTAACGAACTCACCGATCATCTTAGAATAAGCATTATCAGCTACGGAAGAAACTTCAGTCTCTCGTAGTCTGCGTAATACCGAATTAACTAGTTGAATATATTGCATTATAATCCTTATGTTCGTATATTATAACATACTTTATCTAGAATGTCAAGCTTTATTTACCACTATTATCTACTTCTTGATGTTTTATTCTTCATAGTTCTTGAACCACGAACAGGCATTGGTTTAGGAGCTTTCATTGGCTTTGGAGCTTTATATGCTTTCATATTATATCCTTAAGAAACATGCTGATAAGATGTGGTTTGTAATATTTCCATAGTGAAAATACAACTCATAGTTGCACCTGCTTCTGGTGTGGCTGTAACATAATCAAACTCATCTAGAACCATGCGACCTTGGTTAAACTGAAGAGCTTCTCCAGCACCGAGTGACTTAGCTCCTACAATAGGAACAGTAGCAGTAGTACTAGCATCATGCACTGCAGCAGAAATACCTTTAGTTGACCCACCGCTGTTTGCTAAAAATAATAATGTAGCTATAGCTTTACATCCTTTAGGTACTGTATAAATAGTATTGGATGAACCTGCAGTAAGGTTTTTAAAGATTGTTAGTTCTCTCATTTAAAATGTCCGTTTCCAGCTAACCAAGTAACAAGGGCAAGAACCCCAATACCGATAATATAGAATGTCTTTTTAACAACACCTCTGCCGACTGAAATATATACATTGTCGATAACTCTTTCAGTTACTCGCTCTACAATGACTTCAATCTGCTCATCCGTTAAAGGTAAGTTTTTATCGTTCATTATTCATCCGCTTTAGGTTAGTGTCCAAGGCAATCCGCTTGCTACCTTAGGTGCTTTTAATTCTGCTAATTGAGCATCAAGACTAGCTTCCATAGCTACTAAGTCTAGCTTTTCAGATAACCAAGTTTTAACTGTTTCTTCAGTAAGGCTTGCAAAAGGAATGACTGTATCTCCTACTTCTACACCGACTGTGCCATAAGAGGATGCTGTGAATTCACCATCGGCTTTAGAGGCTGTCCAATGAACAGTAGTAACAATGTCACCATCTGTGTTTCGGTCTAGTTGATTAATAATTAAGTTCATTTATTGCTCCTTATTTAGATTCTGTTACCTTTAATTTTATTCTGCTTTGCTGTTATTACCTGAAGATTCCAAGGAACATGAAGTCCTGATGCTGTTTTACCGTTTAATGGGATAATATGGTCTACATCCCACTTTTCTATTCCATGCTTGTTTAACATAGCAGCCACAGAGTATTTACATCTGATTGCAAGTAAATCATACTCAGTAAGCCATTTTGGAGTTCTGTTTTGCTTTGATGCTTTATATCTAGCATCTTTATCTTGCAAATAACCTGTATTTTCTTGGTTATATTTTGCTCTCCATGCCTTTACTTTTTCAGGATTTGCTTTAGCCCATGCTTTACTAGCAGCTTGGCATGACTTTTTATTGGCATCTCTGTATCGTTTTGATGTTGCTAATGCAATATCCAAGTTATCATCTCGCCATCTTTTGTTAGATTTCGCATGACATTCTCGGCAATAATAATGATAACCATCTTTCCTGTTCTTATTGCTACAGAACTGGTCAAATGGTTTATCAATATTGCATTTAGCACAAATCTTCATTATTAAATTTTAGCCTTTAATTCAGCAATTTCAACAGCTTGAGCCTTAACAATCTCATGCAACTCCTGTATGGCTGCTGTCAAAGTTGCTGTTAAGAATGAAGTGTCAATACCTTGTGGCTTAATATTACCTTCTTCATCTAAAGCATCTTTTTCACCATTAACTGCATCAGGACAGACTTCTGCAAGCTCGTGGGCAATAAAACCTTGTGATGATTCACCTGATGCTTTCCAAACATAAGTGCATGGTTTTAACAAGGCAACTTTATCTAAAGCACCTGTCATTGGAGCAATATTTTCTTTTAGACGATAATCTGAAGATGTTGTGTAGCTTACAGTTGTTGTGCTTGCTTGAACAATTCTACCAATTAAATTACCGCCATATCCAAATTGCATATAGTTTGAATCGTTACTAGAACCAGCAACAGATGAATGGTTTACTGTAATTCTTGAATTATTTGCAGCAGATGTTTCAACAGTAGTTGATAAAGTGTTAGCAATTCCAGCACTTGTAGTCCCTATTTGCAAGTTACCTGAGCTATCTATTCTCATGCGTTCTGCGTTGAAACCGCCATTAGGATTTGTATAAAAAGCTAATGTTCCACCACTTGAGCCTTGACCTGCAATCCTAGCAACACTAGAAGAATAATCAATATAAGCACCAGCTTGGTCTAATGATGTTGCTTGACCTGTAAATTTACCAGCACCAACGACCATTAGTTTTTCATTAGGACTACTTGTACCAAGACCTAGGTTGCCAGAGGTATCTAATCTCATGCGTGCTGAGTTATTAGCATAAAAGTCTACTGGGTGATTTGTAGTTGTTCCAATAGAAGCAACACCACCAGTTGAATTGTAAATAATAGTATTTACAGTTCCATCATTAACCCCTCCTT